CTTTCTCTACATTGCCTATTTTAGTTGTTTTTGTCATCTTATCTCCCGTTAATATAGTTGAACCACTTTGAAGTGATTGTGTTTTACATTTGAGTCTTCTAATCTTTCAATCAAATCATCTGTTATTGTTATTAGGTCTAGACCTGATTCTAGAAGACCATTTTCTGATAAAGCTGTTAGAAGAAGTTGCGTATCTTCTGGCTTAGAACTTCCATAGTGTGCATGTTGGCTATACTCAAAGCTTGTTTGGTCATACTTTAGATATCCATAGATGACCATTGAGACTATTCTTGAGAGAAGCTGCCTACGAGTAGTGAACATCTTTACACTTTCTGAGCACTCTGAGGTTATGTCTCCTATAAATAGCTTAGCCTTGTGATCCACTGGCTGTATTGACCAATCCAGATCAATTAACATCTTCTCTGCTGACAACACTTGCCTGCCTCCACTCATATTCATAAAGCTTGGATCACGTACTGCATCGAACTCTTTAATGTACTTCTGCTCTGCCTCACAGATCTCCGACATAGAGCCCGTCACTGTGTCCAGAATTGATTTAGTGAAGCAACTCCTGCCTAATTTATTGATATGCCACTTAACTACCGTAGAAGAACTCATATAGGCAGGATCTAGTTTAGTATCCAGCCCTACATACTTTAAATCTGAATAATCAGGGTGTGTACATTCAATTAAGTATATCTGAGCAGTATAATATCCACTCATGAATCACCTATCTTGTTACGTTGTTTATACTCTTCAACACGCAATCTTCGGTACTCTTGTCTGACTTCCCTTACATTTTTTGTCATATAGATTTTAACCTGAGGAACTGTCGTCACACCCTTCTTTTGTATTTTAGCAATCCTCCAACCTTTATATGTCCACATATTAGAGTAGGCAGGTGGTGTTCTCCCTTCATAGCTCATTATCAGCTTATTCATATTGGGTCTATCTATGTTGATATGCTTTTGGACCTGATATGCAGTGCCTACAACCACTCTGCTAGATTCTTGAGGGTTTGGATCGCCTCTCTTCCAATCCTTATACATGGTAATCTTCCAATCATTCCACATTTCTCTCTTCTTTTCTCGAAGAGCTTCTCTGTTGATAGGAGGTGGAGGCTTAGGTGGTTGATAATACTTGGCTATATCTTCTTCTGACTTGATAGGAAAGTAACCCAGATACCCATTGCGCTTGCCATTCCAAGCCAGATAAAGGTTTCTACGATTACCGCCTATCTGTACAGCTATTTCAGCCATAGTGCCCCACAGTACATGAGGCTTAGGTTTAGTATGCTTTATGAATCCGAAGTGGGAACGAGGTTTTTCTCTCATACCTTCCTCCTGTTAAAATAAAGCTTTGTAGCCTTTCATACAAGACTCTGCTAAGTCATCCACTGCTGCCTGATACATCTTAAATGTTTGAATACCATCTAGTCGAGGATCGTTCTTAACACCTTTAAGATATTGCTCAATTGGCTCCTTGTTAGCTAGCATAATTGCCCAGCCAGCATCCTGCCCTAAATCTGCAAGAACTGCTTTACGTGTCTGTTTTACAATTGTCTTGAGTGTTGATTTATCAGGCGCTTTACCTGTTCCAACAATAACTGATGCAATACCATATAATGATGCTGCTTGTTGGGTCTTTACTGATACTGCTAATTCTTGTTCTGACATTATTTCTCCTTATTATTCTTCACTACAAGCCAGCCTCTTAAGAAGCCAGCTATTCTTTTATGTGACCAACCATTACGTCTTAAACGCCTTCGGATTGTATCTTCTGATGTTTCTTTTGTAAACTGATATTCCATAGATCATCTCGTATTGGAAACAAACATCTCAAACTTGTTGCCTGTTCGTTCCTTGTCTGCGCCTACAGCATAGTTCACAGGTACGTTTTTAATATTCCACTTACTATAAGTTTTCTTAACATACTTACAAGATGTGTTTGTCATCAAGAATGGTACACCTGCTGCATCAAGGCTGTCAAGGTAATTTACTAACCTGTCTGTAAACTTGTTATCTATTTTAGTAGATGTGTATTCTTGGAAAACCTTCTTACCGTTATCTCCTTCCTCATACGGAGGATCGATAAAGACAAATGACTCACTTCCTGAGTCGATTATTGACTCTAATTGACTCATCTCATCAAACTCTTGACAGAAGATACCTTTACACCATGTGTTAAGATGCTTGCTTGCATCTTTGAGCATCTGTTCAATGTCCTCAGGATACTTACGATTGTCACCACCATAAGGTGTGTTGCAATAGCCTTTCTGATTTACACGGTATAAGCCATTAAACCCATAGTAGATAATATAAAGGTAACGAGCAGCTCTTAGGTTTCGTGTACAGGGCTGAGATGTGCTGAAACCTTTCAACCTATCCCATTGCCTTGCTTCTAGATAAAACTCCTTAGAATGGCTCTGAGAGAGTTTTACGGCCTCTGTATGCAATTCATAAGGATTGTCTCGCAACTCTTTCATGAAATTAATAAGCTCTGGACTCATATCTGACAAGTAGAAAGGTTTATCTTGTGAGAAAGACAGTGCTGCACTCCCACAGAAGGGTTCTATGATTACATCTGTAGTCTCTGGAATATACGGAACAATGTGTTCAAGTAGTTTACCCTTCCCACCTACATATTTTAGAGGTGATTTACAAGGCATGGAATATTTGCTCCAAACATTCCATGTCATACCGCATCGAACGTATATCTAGGAGTATTTGCCTCACAAATGGCTCAATTGTATTTCCATCATTTTTCAAGTCAATGAAGTTTACACCTTCTGGACAATCTTCTGGTTGTAAGTAGTCTCGACTATCATTGCCGAACCCAGAACCGTGACGGTTGAAACGTACTACATAGATATTCTCTGCACCATATTTATCTGCAATCGGGAACACTTCATCGGGAAAGCCTGAATCACTAAATACAGAGCCCTTTTCAATATCTATTTGGTTAGCTGCTGCCTTACCAAAGAACAGCTTACCAAACTTAGGCTTGCAAACATCCTCTGAAATCCAAATCATCATCTCTCGTGGAGATAGCCCGAAAAACTCAGGTTGAGGTTGCTCTTTCTTATCACGGTCATTGTAGATGGTGAAGAACTCTTCATGAGACAGTCCTGTAACACCTTTAGCTACACTGAACAATGTGCTTTTAAATTCACAATGCTTTGCACCTGTTAACTCTTTTATACAAGTTGCTGCTAAGTCTTTACCTGAATCAGGTGGACTATTTAGTAAGAGTATCTTGCCTTTCAAATCGTTAAACATCAATCTGCTCCTTTAAATATAACTCGAATACCATATTCGTCACATCGTTGCTTTGCTTGCTCTTCTTCTAGTTCAACATGCCACTCAATGATGTTGTTGTAAACTAATGCTGCATTGTAACACTCTTGAGCTGTGTCACAAGCTATACCACCTTCTGCTATAATGTCATTACATGTGAACTCGATCTCATCAAACATGTTTTTGCTGATATCAAATATAAATTCTTTCTTCATTCACTTCTCCTGTTTAACTAAAACACTTAACAAGAGAGTCTGCTTGAAACCCTCTTAGTAATGCTCTAGAACGTTGTAGGCTGAGCCACAGAACGCACAGCAGCCATAATGCCTTGCTGTAGATGTGTCTCTGCAATACTTACCCATCGTTGATCAAGTCCTGCGTTGTCACGTAAGTCTTCAATTAGTAATCCGAGACGAACACCTTCAGCTTTGATAGTATTCATTGCATCGATCTCTGATTGTGATAAGTTTCGATAGCCCTTGATCAGTTTGTGCTGATTTTCCATATATTACTCCTTATCTGACTCTTTAATGAAAACCCCATGTTCGTTCATGTGGCCTTTACGATCTTTAATATCATTCCAAGCTTGCTCACAACACTCTTCTAATGACAAGCCTGACATGTGTGCTAAGTTGTTAAGAACCACTAAGCAGTCACCTATATCATCCTTTACACAACGTCCTTTGGCTAGATTGTCTGCCAGTTCTCCTGCTTCTGAGAAGAACTTCA